GCATTAGTCATTAACAAGATTAAACCTATCATCAAGTTAATCACTGGTATTGAGAGACAGTCTAAATCTGATATTATCGGATTCCCAGAAGGCGAAGAAGACAGTCTAACAGGTAATATCGTAACCTCTCTTATTAAGAACATATCTAAGACTGGCGATTTGGCTAATAAGCAGTCCACGCAGTTCAAGAACGGTGCGATAGGCGGGGTTTCCTACATAGAACCCTACATAGACTATTCCAGAGACCTTATAAATGGTGTACTGAAGTTTAAGGTGGTTAGCGGGGTAGACGTCTTCCCAGACCCAGATGCCATCGAATATGATTTGTCTGATGGGAAGTTTGTGGTTAAACTCTCAAGAAACCTATCCAAAGAAGACCTTGAGTTACTATTCCCAGATGACACGGCAAAGATTAAAAAGATTGTAAACGGCAAGATAAACCCAGACGTTCTGAGAGATATAGTAGAGCACAGGCAAGGACTCGACTACCCACCGCTAGGAGATAGGGAAAAAGAAACTGATGTTCCTAGAGACAACGAATACGATTTAATAGATTATTACTACAAAGAACTTAGAAAAGCATACTACATAGCCGATAAGAAGAGAGGCGTTATTAAACTTGCTGACAGTAAAGAACAGGCTGAAGAGATTGCAGGACAGATTGAAGGCGCTGTAGTAATAAGTAAAAAGATACCAGCGATAAAATTATACCAAGTAGTCGGAAATCAAGTATTCTACGATGACGATGCTTGGACTTATCCTAGATGGCAAACCTACCCTCTTATTCCTTTCTACGCAGAATTTAATACTGAGAATATCGGGCAGAAAGAGCTGTCTATCCAGGGCGTTGTCAGAGTCATTAAAGACTTGCAAGAGGAGTTTAACAAGCGTAGGACTCAGGAATTGAGACATCTCAATGCCTCTGCCAACTCTGGATTTGATGTAGAAGCGGGTCAGTTAGATTCAGATAACATGAGGAAGCTAACTAAGGTCGGTTCCTCTCCTGGCGTGGTTATAGTCCGTAAGAAGGGCTCAGAACCTCTACAGAGAATCTCTCCTATGCCGCTATCTCAAGGTCATGCACAGGCGGCAGCAGAGCACGCACAGGACCTGAAGGAAGCATCTGGTGTCAACCCAGACCTTCTAGCTACAGACTCTAACTCACAGTCAGGTAGGGCAATCCTACTTAAGCAACGCCAGGGTCTAGTTATGGTTCAGGAGATGCTGGATAACTATTCTATTACCAAGAAGATTGTTGGTCAGTTCATCCTCAGTCAGTTCAGAGAATTATTCACAGTAGAATCCGCCATGAGAGTGGTTGGAGATGCGTTCATTAAAGACGTATTCACCGTACCCGTTACGGCGATTATCCAAAGAGGATTAGACAAAATGCAGGAAGGTAAGGATGATGAGGTATCAGAACTTGAGAAAGCCTCAATGCTACAGTATCCACAAGCATCAGCAGAGTCCCCAGCGGTTGATGAGCAAGGTCAATTAGTACCTGCAGTGGACTTTGACGAAGCATTTAAGATGTTCAACCAAATACTAAATGATGCCGAATTAGGCAAATATGACATAGCGGTAGGAGAGGGACCATTCAATGAAACTGTCAGACTCAGCAACTTTGCGGCTCTCACAGACCTCGCACAGCAGGGTGTTCCAATACCACCTACGACGCTTATTGAAATGTCGCTCATCCCAGAGAATGAGAAGAAGAAGATACTCAGCCAGATTAATGCACAACAGCAAGCATCGCAACAAGCGGCACAGCAGGAGTCCCAAATACAGCAGGCTGAACTAAAGATGGAGGACAAACATCATACGGAAGAGATGAAAATTGCTCAACAAGAGGTTGAAATTAAAGAATTCCTAGCCCGTGTTAAAGCATTCGAGGCTGGAAAGAAAGAAGAGAAGAAATGAGTTATATGACCGAATACGGGGAATCGTGCGACTTTGTACGTGAGAAGTTCAAATTACCAGACACCATAAGCATTTATGAACTTGTTGTTAGATTAACTGACGAATTTAAACTAATTGAAGATAAACTTCAAAAATTGGAGAAATCATGCCAGATGAAGCCAAAGAAACAAACGAAACAGTTGAAGTCAGTGAAGTAACAGAAGCAGAACCCACCGCATTTGCAACAGACGGACTCCTACCAGAAGAAATAAAGATGGCAGAGGGACACGGACTTGTTGAAGAAACAAAAGAAGTTAAGGAAACGTCAAAGGAGGAGAAGGATGGCGAACACGAAGAGCAGCCCAAGCCTGAGACCAGCGAAGATACAGGGACAGAAGAAGAAGAAGAGGAAGTAAAACCCACATTTGACGAAGTAGAGAAGAACGAGGATGGGTTGAAGAAGTACAACCCTAACGAACAGGCGCTGTACTGGAAATACAAGAGTGACAAGAAGAAACGCCAGAAAGCTCAGAAGGACCTAGAAGAGTACAAGGCGGAGTATGAATTAGGAACGATTAAAGAAACAAGCAGAGTAGGGAAGATTTCAGAAGCACTCAACAAAGAAGGTGTAACAATAGAGGAGCTTCAAGCAATAATCGGTGGAGACACCGAAGATAGCGCACCATTGACCAAGGCGGAGTACAAGAAGATTGAGTCTGCTAAAGCGTCAAAGGCAAAAGAAACAGAGGAAGACAATCAGATAAGAGCTGAACGACTAACTACTGCCGAGGGAATCGGCAAAACAAAATACAAAGACTTTGACGAATTAACAACACTGGCGCAGGAAGTGGTTGATTCCGATAAGAGTGGAACCTATAAGAGCGTCTTAAATGCCGCCTTTTCAGATAAAGAAATTGACGAAGAGCAACTGGTAGAACGGGTTGTTACTATCGCTAAATTAAATCCTAATTACGGGAAAAAGAAGTCAGAGGATTCCAAAGAGGAACCAACTGGAAAAAAAGAAACAGACGCAGATAGAGCAATAAAGAACTCTAAGAAAAAAGTAAGCAGCGCATCAGTCGGTAGTGGGGGCGGACAAAGAAACATATCCCATGATGACCTGACAGTTGATGACGCCGCTAGACTAACGGCAACTCAGTGGAGAAAGTTACCTGAGAATGTCCGAAAACGACTATTAATGAAATAGGAGAATACAATGGCATTAACAGCCTCAACAGATGCTCTGCGCCCAGAACTTTGGCAAAAAGAGCTATATGCCGATGTTATGGACAATCTTTACTTTAAGAAGTTTATGGGTGAAGGCGAAAATAACATTGTGCAGATTAAAAGCGACTTAAAGAAGTCTAGGGGGGATACATTAACAATTCCTCTAACGACCAAATTAAGTGGTAATGGCATTACGGGCGATAGCGAGCTAGAAGGTAATGAAGAAGCAATTTCACCTTACAGCGATGCTATCTCCATTGACCAGTGGCGTACAGCGGTGCGTTTAACTGGTAAATTAGATGAACAGAAGAACGTCTTTGACATGCGTCAAGATGCAAAGAATAAACTTTCAATTCACTTGCAAGAGTTTATCGAGAGACAAATCTTCTTTAAATTAGCTGGTGTTGCGAACTTGACACTTACAGACGTTAATGACAACATCGTAGCAGCTAACGCTACGTGGTCAAACACTTCTGATAAAGTACCTGATGCTGATTCAGCAGCTGGTTTCGGAACAAATTACTTATGTGCTGATTGGACTGGTGCTACTTCGCTAGCGTCTACTGATTTAATCACACCTGAGTTAATATCAAGAGCAAAGGTTAAAGCTAATACAACGGCAAGTCCTCGGATGAAGCCTATCAAAGTTGGTGGAAAGAACTATTGGATTATGTTCATACATCCTTGGCAGGCATTTGACCTCAAAAACAATGCAACATTCGCACAAGCACAGCGTGAAGCTCAGTCTCGTGGCGGTGATAATCCTATCTTTACAGGTGCTTTAGGTATCTGGGATGGCGTTATTCTACATGAGCATGAGTATGTACCGTTCTTAGACATCGCTGGCGGAGCTGGTGGAGGTCATAACTTTGCCTCTGCTGATTCTGGTACTGACTTCGCAGCAGTTAACGCTTTCCGTGCATTACTTTGCGGACAGCAAGCAGCAGCGTTTGTTCAGACAAGTGAGTCAATGAGTATGGTCGAAGAAACATTCGACTACAAGAACAAGGTTGGATATGCTACTGGTCTTATCGGTGGAATCCAAAAAGTCTCCTTTAACTCTAATGACTATGGCGTTATTGCGGTTGATACTGCAGCAACGGCACTTGTCTAATAATTAAGGAGAATTAACATGGCACACACAGCAGGAACATTATATAACACTGAGTTCGGCGGAGCCCACACGACTGTAACGGTCTTGGTTGACGCTGGAGCTTACACAGGTACTGTATCCTTTACTGGTCTTTCGACCATTAGAGGCGCACAGGTAACATTAGCAGAACCTATATCAATAAATGCGGAAACAGTTAGTATTGACCGTGTTTCTGGTACTACGGTTGTTGTCAGCGAATATATCGCTGGTGGCACAATCTGCACACAGACAGCACTTGACTTTTACCTAACGGTAATTGGCGAGTATTAAGTAATTTGGGGAAGGCTTTCGGGTCTTCCCCATTACTCATAAGGAATTATGAAAGAACTATTACTCGGCTGTGGAAGCCGAACAAAGAAAGACCTATCAATAGAGGGCAGAGAGTTTGAGAACGTGGTCAGGTTAGATAATAACCCAGACCACAACCCAGATGTAATCCACGATTTAACAAAACACCCACTTCCGTTCCCAGACAATGAGTTTGATGAAATACATATCTATGATGTGCTTGAACACCTATGCTTACAGGGAGATTATAAGTTCCTATTTAGCGAGTTCACTGAGTATGCAAGAGTCCTTAAACCAAACGGAAGGTTCTTCGCCTCAGTCCCGAGCGAAACTGGCAAGTGGGCGATTGGAGACCCCTCGCACACAAGGGTATTCAGCAAACAGTGGCTGACGTTTCTGAACCAAGATGCCTACAACGGGGTAGGTAAATCACAAATATCTGACTTTCGCAGTATATATAAGGTTAACTTTCACTGTATATACATACACGAAACAGAAGATAAACTTTACTTTATATTGGAGGTAAAAAAATGAAGGTTATGTTGCTCATGCCGATTCATAAAACAATGAACTCAAGCTGTGTAATATCCTTGGTAGATTTCATTCAAGATATGTACCATTCAGGACATTACATAAAGATGATATTCACAAACGGATTTAACGCAGCACAAGCAAGAAAATCACTATCAAAGCACGTTGCAGATAAGGGACAGGATTACGATTACATACTATGGTTGGATAGTGACCATTTGTATAAGAAAAAGGATTTCCTAGCGTTAATCAAGCGGATGGAAGAAAACAACCTAGAGATGCTGTCTGCTTGCTACAAGATGCACAGTTGCACAGAAACGGCTCACGGAATAGTAGAGAACGACGTGTTTAGACACTTTAAAGAAGAAGAGCTGAAAGACGATATTATCAAATGTTCCGTGGTTGGGTTCGGGTTCTTAGTTATGAAACCCAGTGTAGTTAAGAAACTCTGGGACAATCACGGTGATAATCTTTTCGTGTTAGATACTAAGAACAACACCACTGAAGACGTTCAGTTTTGCAAATGCTATGAAGGTGATGGAGGAGAGATACATTTTGACCCGAAGGTAAAGGTGGGGCATCTGGAAAGTGCGGTGAGATATTGATATACGACATTCCAGAGCCGCAAATAAGACCAAAGCAGAAAAGCATATTGGCTGACCTGTGCAAAGGGACAAGAAGTGCTTTAGAAATAGGGTGCTGGCTAGGTGAGTCCACAGAGGTAATCGCTAGAGAGGTGAAGAGGAATAGCGGTGAGATGGTTGTTATTGATTGGTTTAAGGGGTGTGATGGTACAAAAATAGGAGACGCATCTAAATCCAACAATATCCAGCAAATGTTCATAGACAATATGACGGAGTGCGGTCTTATGGATGTTATCACAATCATAAGAGCAGACTCAAAGAAAGCACACAAGTTCCTAAAAGACAACTATTTCGACTTCATATACATAGACGCAGACCACAGATACTCAAATCTCATCCAAGACCTTCAGAACTACTACCAAAAGCTAATATATGGAGGGGTCTTCTGTGGGCATGATTTTGACTCTGACGCATTTGATGAAGCCCGTGTTGAGGAAGATTCATTTAATAGTATTCATCATGGAGTTATTAAGGCAGTAGGAGCCATGTTTCGACCAGTACAAGTAACCTGTAGTATATGGTCCAGAAGGAAACACGTATGAACTTCTCCTTTGTACTCCCCTCAAGAGGTGATTACAATAGGCTCAAGAAGATGTTTGACTCGTTTGAGCGAACCACTAAGTATAAGAATAAGATAGAGTTCTTACTTGCGGTAGACACTGGCAACACGGACATCATCAAGGCTATCAAGGGATGTAAGTATTCCTTCTACATACAGTTCTATGAAAGAGATAAGACAAGAGATTTCACGAATGATTATTATAACTGGTTAGCAGATAGGACAATTGGAGATAATATAATCACATTCAATGACGACGCTTGGATGCGAACAAATAATTGGGATAAGAAGTTATTAAATCGCATTAATGAAATCCCAACAAGCGTTTATATGTTAGATATTCCCGATACAGCTAGGGTGAAATACAATCACAGATTTCCCTGTTTCCCCCTCATATCGAGAAGAGCGTTCTGCACATTGGGGTTTGCGCTGTGTCCTAAAATAAAGATGTTCCCAGGAGACCAAGTAACCACAGCAATCTACCAGGAAGCAAATATCGTGTTTCCTGTTAGAAATGTACTAATAGAGCATGAGCACTCTATGGACTATTCGGAGGGTTCAGGCAAGAAGCACATGCTTGATATATTTGACGAGGACAGCGACAGTCGGAAACAGATAGACTTAACTGAGTACATATATCGGTTACTTCACGTTTCCGCTAATTATAGAAAAGAACCAACAAAGATACAAAGAATAATTAACATAATTAAGGAGAAATGACATGGCTGGACTAGCAGATGGTAATTATGTAGACACTCACGGAATCACAGATACGGCAAATGCAGGAACGGCGTTTACTATCGCCGCAAATCAGAACTTAGCGATTGACAACAGAGGGTATACCACTGGAGCTGTATACACAGTTCTAAATGACCTAATTACGCAGTGGAATCTATGTATGACTAAGATTGAAGCTGACGCAGCTACTTCAACGACTTATGACCCCGACCAGTGGCTAACAACATTAGCTAATCAAGGACACGGGATAACTAAACACGGTTGGTATCAGGAGGATATGATTAACTGCCTTACAGAGATTGCTACAAACCTTGCGGCTGTAGTAGACTTACTTGATGCAGATGGCGGAGTGACGTTAGGAGACTATAACGCTGTAGCTTTAGCGGCTGGAACCCCTACTGGAGTTCAGTTGGCTTTTGAAGTAACAGCAACTCAAGGCGTAGCTCACGATGAGATAGTTAGGTTTATGGAAAACGCTTTAGATAAATGGAATGCCACAATGGCTAACTGCGACATTGACAACGCATAAGGAGATAAAATGAAGAAGTTATTATTAGCATTATTGATGGGAGGGTTGATTGCTGGGTCAGCGTTTGCAGCCCTCAACACCACAGTAGAAGATGCCGTAACAAACCCTAGGGCATTAAAAACAAGCAACATACCTACGACAGTCAATTCTACAGCGATAGAATCTATACTACTTGATAACGCCCCTACGAGCGTTGCATCTGGGTTTATCTACGTGCTAGACTATCGTGCGGTAGGGTTCTATCTTACATACGACGAAACAGAAACTGGCGGTGGTGTTGAGATTGTTACCACAGTTCAATACTCATACGATGGAACAGCATCATTGGCTGGAAGTTTCTATGATGTCGCTGGTGGAACCACACTACAAACAACCGATACTATTACAGCAGACGCAAACTATCTATTCTGGCTACCGATAGAAGAATTAGGATGGAATGTGCCGTATGTCCAAGTAACGCTGACTGGTGGTTCTGTAGACATAGATGACACAGCACTTGTATCACTTACAATGTTCGGAGTAAAATAAAGGAGAAGTATTATGCAAGAGGTAATACAGAAGTTATCAGAGTTGGTCACCTTGTTAGAAGAGAAGATTGCAGCAATAGAAGTATTAAACGAACAGTTAGTAGCTAAGAAATTATCTCAAGAAGAAGATGATAAGAAACTTATCGCCACCGCAAATCAACTCGGCGCAAGAGAGAGAATTGTAAAGAACATCGAGAATATTGCTGAAGAAAAGAAGAACATAACAGATGCAATAAAAAGAACAAATGAAAAAAGAATTGCTAACGTAAAGAAAGAAAAAGAGATAGACGACAGGGAGAAGGGAATAAAATCCAAAGAAGATGACCTTGCGACCACACAGGCAATCTTCAAAGGAAAGAACAAAATGTTTGATGAGAAGGTTATACAGATGGACACCGAGCGTAAGCTGATGAAAGAGAAGTTCTTAGAAGAGCTTAAAAGGAAGTTATGAGCGACACCCTAAGACGCTCAGATGGGTTCACGCCTATAGCGTTTGTAGACCCAGATGGTAGGAGTTATGGAATAAACAAAGATGCCGTTACTGGGTCTCAGATAGTCGTGAGCTACGCTCACCACGAACTGCACGAAGGGGGTGCGTTTACTGCCCACCTAGACATGACCACAGACTCCGACGACGACCATAGAACTGCAATAGGCTTCTCAACCCCAGACACAGCTAAATGGGCTCACTTGATAATCGCAGTATCCTCATCTGACCCAGCGGAGTTCTTTATTGAAGAAGACGTAACTATTGACAATGACGCTGGCACAGAGATGACGGTGTATAACCGAAACAGGAACAGCGACAAGACGAGCACCTTGCTATCTCTTGAGGGTACTCCAGTAGCCAGCCTTTTAACAACCTTTAACGAAGCGCAGTTAGCGGTGGCAAACTATTCGGTAGGAACAATTATCTGGCATAATCAGTTAGTTGGTGGAACTGGTACTCCATTCCCTACGGGTGGCACTTCCAGAGGTGTTCAGGAGTGGATACTAAAACAAGGCACAAAGTATTTGTTGGTTCTGCAGAACATTGGGGCTAGTGAAAACTTCCATGAAATACACATGGGATGGTACGAGCACACAAATAAGGAATAAATGCTTTCTGTAATAATCCCTGCAAGGGAAGAACAGTATTTAAAAAATACCCTACAGAATATCTTAGAGAACGCCAGGGGCGAGATTGAGATAATTGTAGAGTTGGACGGGTGGCTACCAGACCCTCAGATACACATGAACGACATTAGGGTTAGGTTCATCCACCACAAAGAAGTGATAGGGCAGAGGGCGTGTATTAATCACGGTGCTAAGATAGCCAAGGGTAAATACATAATGAAGCTGGATGCTCACTGCGCCGTAGATGAAGGGTTTGATGTTAAGTTAGCACAAGACTGCGAGTACGACTGGACAGTAATCCCTCGTATGTATAATCTGGATATAAAGACTTGGAAACCCAAGCTACACAAGAAGACAGATTATATGTATATTACCTCTCCTCAAGCAGAAAAGCCCTTTAGGGCGATGTACTACCCCCGCAAGTTAAAGCCCCGAAACGACAAGTTAATAGATGAGACCATGTGCAATATGGGACCAGGTTGGTTCATGCACAGACAGAGATTTCTAGATTTAGGCGGATGCGACGAAGGACATGAGGGAGGCTGGGGACAACAGGGCGTTGAGGTTTCCTTAAAGGCATGGTTATCTGGCGGTAAACTAATAGTTAATAAGAAGACTTGGTTCTCTCATTGGTTTA